CATTTTAAGAGGGACGAAAGCTCTAGATATCTTCCTACTATGCAACATAGATGTTACACAGATTCCCTCAAATCTTTATTTCTTAGGCTTTTTCTTGCCTTTTTTCTTACATGCCATACTACTTGCCTTTTTTTCTGCCCATTGCAGCAGTTATTTTACCTGCGCTTTCTTTTGAATAGCCTTTTTTCTCTAAATTAGATTCCAACGCTTTAAATCTTTTGCCAGATCCTAGTTTAGGTTTTTTACCTTTAGCCACATAGCTTTTGCCTGGCGTTTTTTTAGCTTTAGCAGTTGCTTTCTTTACGTATTTGAATGCCATTTTATTCATCCTTTAAATTCGTTTGTGTTTCTTCCCCAGAAATAGGAGTAAGATCGATATCATAGCCAGTTTTATCTTTAATAAAATCTTCAACAGATTCTTCTATTTCATTATCAGGATTATCTACTTGCCACCATTTAGCCACTTTCATACAAGTGCTACAGCTAACAAATGCAAGGCCAATAATTAAGTAAATAATTGGTTTAAACATATTTTATCCTTGTTATTTTATTTACATTAATAGACCATTAATATAAACTTCTCCATTAATTGTATTTTATCAAAAAAATATTTAAAAATCAATTGTATTTCTTTACATACAATCGTTCTAAATATTCAGCATCGGCAGCTGTAAACTCAGGTTTTAAGTTTTTATTAAAGAAATGCGTAAAAAGTGCATAGCGTTGAGCGTCCATACTGTGATCAAATGCTTTTATAGGCTTGTCTTCACCTCTTAATGACGCCTTAGAGTCCCAAAGATAATTACGATATTCCTTAATCGTTTCAACGCAATTAGAACATATTTTATATGTTCCGTTGCTTAATAGCTGTGATTGAAAGCGTATACCAGGTACTACGTCATTTACAGCATCTGTTACGTTGTATATTCCATTTCGTTTAAGCTCTTGTTTAAATGATGCCGCTGAAGGATCTATATATATTTTTTTAACATTATACCCCCTAACGAACTCAATCATATCTTGAGCGTATTCATAATCAGATTTTTGTCTTAGTTCTTTTTTAGAATCATAGTAATATTCTTTTTCAAGCCACATGTTGGGGTAAGACCCTGGGTTATATCCAATGAGTGTAAAGACGCACGGATTAGTCGTGCCATAGTCCACACCAACAATATAATAATCAGCAGGTGAATAAGGCATCCCAATAACGTGTATATCCTCTTCGAAAAAATCATAAACTGCTCCATCAGCTTGTACCCATTCTCCCATTATGTATCTTTTATACCAAAGACCCTGATATTCGGCTGATAGGTCTTTAATATATTTTTCACTAAGAGTTGGGTTGTCATGTATACTATATGAAAAAACTTTTAGGTCTAATGAGCTTTCTCTATCTATAAAATCAGTTTTCAACCAATGATAGGGGCTATCGGGGTTAGTAGAACAAAATAGCTGTGCTCCAGGAATTGAAAGCCTTGATAAAAGCATTTTAAAGAAGTTTTCAGGCAGTAAAGTCGCTTCATCTAATAAAGCCCCAGCAAACTCAGATCCTCTTATTTTAGCCTCGGCTCTATCGTCATTAGCACCCACTACATACATTACTCGATTATAAAGCTGAACTTCACCTTTACCTATTGAATAGTTCACGGCAGATCCGATCATGTCTTGAAGCGGCTGTATTATATTTCTTTTAATAGTTTTATCTGTTCTTCCACAGATAATCAAGGGTCCTTCAGGGCCGTTTTTACAAAAATCTATCCATCTAAGAAGTGCTATAAATGATTTTCCAGCTCTAACTGGTCCTTCAAATATATTGATTCTGGCGTTAGAATTTTTATAGCTATCAATCTGTTTGTTGCTTAAGCTCGTTAACTCCATCCATACTCACGTGTTGGCCCCTATTGTGGTTCTGAGGCGGTTTTATCCAAAAAATATCTTTAGTAGTACATATCTTATCTAAAAACTTTTCATGTACAACTTCTGCATGCCAAACACCATAATCAGGCTCTCCTTCATCAATATCATTAACATGAAAGAAATAATACGCTACTACTTCGCTATTTGAAGGAGGCCACTGGTCTTTAAGACTTTTCCATTCCATTTACTTTTCTTTTTTTTTAATATATTTTTCAATATGCACGCCTATTTCATAGCATATTAAACAAGGCAATCCATATTTTATTCCGAATATAACAGTTACCATCAAAGATAAAGCAAACATTACCATATGTATTATATCTTTCATGCTGCGTCCTCATTTTTACTTTCTTCAGCTTCCTGTTTTAATCTATCATTTTCGTCTTGTAACCTTTTATTTTCGTCTTCCAAATTACGTGTCTTTCTTTCTTCTATTTTTTCGCAAGCCTTTACAAGTCCAACTTCAACTAAAACGTGTATTAATATCTTAAATATAGTGCCACCAATTCCTTTGGCGACCTTATCATGCTCACGAGTATCTTTTGCTATACCAGCGGTTGTAAAACACAGGCAAACTAACAGCAATATTAACTTACGCATAAAATCTCCTATTTAATTTTATCAAGCAAATAAACTATCAAATCTTTTATTCTATGTAAAATTAATACTATTATTTTCCTAAAGTCATCGTTGCCCTTAAATGTCTCATAAACTGTTATAGCAAGTACTGTATTCCATAACGTTTTTAGCATTTTCATATTATATTTCTTTTAAAAGCAGCTTCATTAACGAGTCGGCTATTTCCGTTACTAATTGCAATTGATTATAACTAAACTCCACTGGATTTTGGGTCTTTTTTAACTTTTCAAGCTGTCTTTTGAGCCCTTCTATAGCCTTCTTTCTTTTTTTTGTCTTAAAAAACATGATTAACCTATAATTTATGCGCTTTTATTAGTTCGTCATATAATTCTCTATTTTTTCCGTCTTTAAAGGTTCCGTTTTCTCGCAACCAGATGGCATAGTGTCTTGGCAGTTCAGCCGCTGTTTTACCTGTAAACTTACCGAATGTGATTTTATAAGGTTCATCTAGCTTTTTGCATTCTTCTTCTTTAAAAAATGGGAGATCCCAGAGTTTTTTGATATTTACATTGAAAATTTCATCTAAAATTTCAGCCATTTCAATAGTTAAAGCTACTTTTCCAAGCTCTAGTCTAGAAACTTGAGCAGGAGAAATATTTAACTTTTTAGCTAATTTTCGTTGGTTTATTTTTGCATTTATCCTAAGCTCAGCTATATAGTTGGCTAGGACTCCCCATGTAATGGAAGTTCTTTTTAAATACTCATTATGGTCTAACGGTGCGTTGTTTTTTAATTTCCCCTTTTTAACAAAGGTTCGTTTATTTATTTTTTGTTCTTCAGTCGGTTGCTGGCAGTTACATTGTTTGTCTGCTAGTTTTTTTGTAATTAAATTGTTTAAATATTTATCAAAGAGTCTTAACATCTTTATCTCCTTTCTTATTCTCTTCTTTATAATGCCTTTTAAGATCTAAATAGTCATTCCACCACTCTTCTGGAGCATCGGCATATAAAAACTGATTTTTCTTTATGTTGTGATAAAGGGTAAAAAATGTATCTTCTATGCTTTCCATTTTAGCTATATATTGACCCAATTTATCATCAGCGATGGCTTTAAGCTTTCTAAACTCTAGCGACTTCGTTTTTAAGCTTCTAACAGCCCTATCTAGTCTTTCTTCAGCTGCGTTTAAACGTCTTATTGCAGTTAAAAACACATCTCTAACACACTCTTGTAAATTACTAGATGTAATTAAATCATTTTTATTTAACTTAACTTTATCTTCTTTAATTTTACTTTTTTTTGTTTCCATAATTATCCTTAATTAATTTGTTGCTGACAGAAAGACTTGAACTCTCAACCGTCCGATTACAAGTCGGGTGCTCTACCAATTGAGCTATATCAGCTTAATTTCTCCCACCTCTACCTCAATTATCGTGTCTTCTGGTTTTGGCACTTTAATTTTTAAATAGGCGCAATCTATTTTTCCAAACTCATAAATCTCTTGTTCTGTTGCATATCTCCACTCATCAAACCATCCACCTAATCCCTCACCTTCTCTTACGTACACATAAGCGTGCGTATAACCTAATTTATTACCTTCTGTTTTAACTATTATCTGGTCTTTTTCTTTAGGAAACTCTTTATTACTACAGCTCTTCCAATTCACTTGTACCCCAACAATTTTTATATATTTCTAAATTATTTTTATGATCATTACTTATTATTGATAATACAAAACTTAAAGCGTCAATTAACGGTCTTTTAAAATCTAAATAATTAGTGATTATGGGAGCTAATTGACATTGTATCTCTTCAGACATGCAGATCTCTCTAATAGTTAATTTAGGCTCTAATTTATCACATGTACAGCTCATAAAATGATTCCCACATTCCTTACAATCAGGTCCTGACATTGTTTTTATCCTTTTTACGTTTAGCGATTTTATCCAACTGTTTTTCAGCCTTTCTTTTAAGCTCTCTTATTTTTTCCTGTCTTTGCCATTTTTTATGCAACTTTTCTTGCGCTTTTAACCAACCTTGATAACTGTAAGGGTCTTTTCCCGTTTCATTGTATTCTAGCCGTGTTATACACAATATTAGTAAAAATATAAAAATAGGATATACTGGCGAGAACAAAGGGTTCATGTAAGCTAACATTTTATTCCCTCTTCGATAATTGGCGGTTTTTTGTTTTCTTTGGCTTTTTTTACCAGTATCTCAAACTCTTCCTGATCATTTATTAAATGAAGAGCATCTAATAAATTAGCTAGCTTTCCATTGAATTCTTCATTACTCCTTGGTTGATCAGACTGGTTTAAACGCTGTTTTCCGAGCCATATTTGCATCGGCGTACTCCCAC